TGGCCGTATTTCTATCTAATGGAGTGGTCGTAACCCTTAACTCGGTCGATCTCTCAGATCACGTAACAAGTGCAACTATTAACCGCGTTTTTGAGGAATTAGAAATTACAGCTATGGGCGACTCCTCGAGACGTTACGCCAAGGGCCTAGAGACCTCTACGGTTACGCTTGATTTTCTAAACGATACTGCAGCCGGTGAAGTCCTAGCGACTCTCCAAGCTGCTTGGGGTACTACAGTGCCTCTAACACTTAAGCAGACTAGCGCAGCTATCTCAGCTACAAATCCGGAATATCAGACAACGATTTTGGTAAACAATACTACCGACATTAACGGCGACGTCGGAAGCATTAGTACCCAGTCGATTACGTTTACGTGTAACTCAGTTATCGTAGTAGACACTACGGTATAACCAACTAACAAAGGGGCAACAAATGGCACGACTCAAAATTACAAGGGCTACAGGCGAGGTTACAGAGCATCAAATCACGCCTAGGATTGAGTATGCCTTTGAGATTTACGCAAAAAAAGGTTTTCATAAAGCCTTTATCGAGGACCAAAAGCAGACCGACGTTTACTGGCTGGCTCACGAGTGCTTACGTAGCGCTGGGGTGGTAGTTAAAAACTTTGGAGCTGATTTCCTTGATACGTTAGTAAAGGTCGAGGTCCTAGACGACGAACCTTTAGACTAGGGCGAGACTCCCTTACTTATCAGGTAGCGCAGCTATCTATTAGGTTAGGGATCTCGCCTCAGTCAGTACTCGATCTTGATACAGAAATGTATAAAATGTTAGTAAAAGTATTAAACGATCAAGCTAAGGAGGCCGAGCGATATGCCAGTAGAAATAAAAGGCGTTAAGCCAACTCTAAAAGCTATACGTAAAGTAGATCCCGAGCTGCTTAAAGAAATGAATAAGCAAATAAAAGCAATAATGATCCCTCTCAGGGATAAGGCTCGAGGATATGCTCCCTCACCTCAGCCGGATAATCTTTACGGATGGAATGAAAACACCGTAAATAAAAAGATTACGGCTCGTAACTCGGCCTTTAGGACCTTTGACGATACCGGACGAGTGCGACGTTTTCCTCTATATGATTACGAGACCGTCAAAAAAGGTATTTACTATAGCGCTGGCGGTAGCGATAAAAATAAAAACGGCTGGCGAGCTTTGTATTTTGTAGCCAATAAATCGGCTGCCGGTGCTATTTATGAAACTGCAGGCCGAGCAGGGACTACCTCACGCGAGGGCTATCGATCTAATAACCCGGGTGCTGGCGCTCACTTTGTAAGCCGTATGGGGCCTCTATATGGCAACAAGCGCGAGGAGCGAGGTCGTATGATTTTTAGAGCGTGGGCTGAGGATCAGGGCAAGGCTCAGGCGGCAGTAGTTAAAGCTATCGAAAATACTATAAATGCCTTTAATAAGGGCTCTTACACAAAGGCGGCATAATGGCAAGCAAACTGCCTAGTATGGTCATAAGTGCCGTTACTACTTTTGACGGTAAAGCCCTAGCTAAAGGCGAGAAACAAGTAAAGAGCCTAAGTAAGGGCGTTAAGCAATTAGGCGCAGCTCTAGGTATATCTCTCGGTCTTAAAGCGGTAATCGCTTTTGGTAAAGCCGCATCAAAAGCGTTTATAGAGGATGAAAAGGCAGCTTTTAGATTAGCTAAGTCAGTAGAAAACCTCGGGATGGCTTTCGAGACTCCTAAGATCGAGCAGTTTATATCCGATTTATCTCAGGCCGCCGCCGTTACCGATGACCAGCTACGGCCAGCGATGCAACAATTACTACAAACTACGGGCTCCCTAACTAAATCTCAAGAGCTCCTAACTCAGGCTCTCGACATAAGCCGGGGCTCGGGCGTGGAATACGAAACCGTAGTCTCCGATTTGAGTGCGGCCTACCTAGGGCAAACTAAGAGTTTATCTAAATATAATCTTGGCCTAACTAAAGCCGAACTAAAGGCGATGAGCTTTAATGAGATACAGGCTAAACTAAATAAACAGTTTACCGGATCTAACGCAACTTACTTAGAGACTTATGCCGGTAAGTTTGAGCTAATCTCAAACGCAGCCGGAGAAGCTCAGGAGAAAATAGGCGGCGCTTTAGTCGATGCTTTGATCTCAGCGTTTGCCGCTGGAGATCCTCAAGAGTTTGTAAGCAAAATCGAGGACCTATCCCTAAAAATAGCGGATATGGTTTCCACTGCCGTATTTGGATTTAAGAAACTTTATTATCTAACAAGCGACCAAGCTATTTTAGCCTCATTAAATCCGTTTGATGATTACGAAAATCAAGTAGTGCGTATTATTGACTCTCAAGAAAAGGCGTTTAAGGCATCGTTTAATCGTATAAAAATGGGCTACGTCGGATCAATGGCGGTAGGTATTTATCCAAGCGCAGCCGACGAGGCTGCCCGTAAGGCATACGAGTTAGCCGCAATTAAACGCCAAAAAGAATTAGCGGCAGCTCAGGCCAAGGCGGCTAAAGCAGAAAAGGCTAAGATAGCTCTTACTAAAGCCGAGGCCGCTTTTGATAGCACTCGGATCTCGCTCGCTGCAGCTCTTAGAGCTACATACGATAAAGATACAAAACTACGCCTCGAGGCTCTTATGCTGATTGAGGAGAACAAAGGCGACGAGGCTCTAAAGAAAATCGACGAGCTCGCTAAATTCCAAAAAAACGCGGATATGCAGCGCTTAGCTGGAGTCGAGACAATTAGTAACGCTACGCTCCAATCTCTTAACACTCAGCTACTTACAGAGCTTAAAGTTATCAACACTAGCCGTATGGCTGAGGGCGATAAAGAGTTAGCACGTGAGGAGGCGTTTAGAAAATATAACGCTGCGATAACCGCTGCCGGCACCTTAGCGGCTAAAGAGACTTATAACGAACTTGTACGGATCCAATTAACCGAAATAGCCCGGCTTGCCTCTATTAGTAAAACTACGAGCGCAGCTAATACGGCTAATTTACTACTCGAGTCTGCCGAGCTTTCGATGATCGATCGCGTGGCCAAGGCTCAAGCCGAGGCCGATGCTAAACGCCTTGAGTCTCTAAAACAATATCTAGGGCTATTAAATGCTAAGGATCCTTACATAGGGACCCCAGTACCTAATTTTACTCCTCCTAGCTGGGCTAAACCCGGTGGCCCGTCTAAGACTATGGGGCCTTTTTCTCTTGCAGAGCAGGCGTTATTTCCTAGTGATATGGGCGGCGGCAGTGCCGGAGGTGGATCAAGCTCACAAACCGTAGACATAACAATTAACGCAGGCGTGGGAGATCCTGAGGCTATAGCTAGAGCAGTCGAGGATATTCTTAACCAGTCGAGCTATAGAGGTACCTCAGTAAACCGAGGCTCGGGAGTATATGCGATATGAGTACTTGGCTCCCTGAGTGGAAGATAATTGTAGGTACCACCGTTTACGATAACGTCCTATCCGTCAATATGGCAACGGGCCGAGATGATATCGACCTACAGTGCAACGCAGGGTACGCCCGTATGGAGATTATTAACGTCGATAACTCAGCCTTTGATATTGACGTAACCGATTCGCTTACCCTAGAGCTTAAAAATAGTGCCGGGGTTTACGTACCCGTTTTTGGCGGCGAAATATCCGATTTTGGTATCTCAGTAAGATCGCCTGAGGAAACCGGGTTTATAACAATCGGTAATATATTGGCCGTAGGATCTCTAGCTAAATTAACTAAAGCCCTTTTTCCCGATGCCTTGGCTAAAGATTACGACGGCGACCAAATCTACGACATACTAAACGAGCTGCTTATTAACTCGTGGTATGAGGTAGCACCGGCTTTACAGTGGTTTAACTACGACCCTACGACTACGTGGGCCGATGCAGAAAATGTAGGGCTTGGCGAGATAGATCAGCCTGGCCTCTATGAGATGATCGCTCGTACGGCTGATCCGGCTAGTAGTTATAACCTATGCGCTCAAATCGCACAAAGCGCACAAGGGCAGATATACGAGGATAAGGCCGGGCGAGTATGCTACGCCGATACAGATCACCGCACCGCCTACCTATCGGCTAACGGCTATACTACTATCTCGGCTAACTACGCTATACCCTCTACGGTAAAAACAATTTTACAAATAGGCAAAATACGTAACTCTTTGGTTTTTAATTATGGGAATAATTACAATAGCCAAGCTACTGACCTAGATGCAGACTCGATCGCTAACTATGGTCGCTATCAGCGCAGCGTTACGACTAACCTCCATAACCTCGCCGATGTAAATACCCTTATGGAGCGAGAGCTAGGGCTCCGAGCGATCCCTCGAGAGCAGCTACAGAGTATTACCTTTAGGCTCGATAACTCAGAGCTACCCGATGCCGAGCGAGATAAGCTCATAGATGCGTTTTTTGGCGAGCCGCTAGTAATAAACGATCTACCTATAAATATGTTTAACGGCTCGTTTAACGGCTTTGTAGAGGGGTTTGCTATTAAAGCTACTCCGGGTTATGTAGACCTAACCCTTACTCTAAGCCCGACGGATTTCTCACTGGTCGCGCCGCAGTGGGACACAGTTAGCCCGGGATCCCTTATATGGACTGGGGTAAATGCTACTCTTATCTGGCAAAATGCTTTCGGAGGTTTAACCTAATGGCAACTACTACGCCTAATTTTGGATGGCCGGTACCTACGTCTACCGACCTAGTTAAAGATGGTGCTACCGCTATCGAGGCTCTCGGTGACTCTATCGATGCCTCACTACTCGATCTTAAAGGCGGCACAAGCGGCCAAGTATTAAGCAAAAACTCTAATACCGATATGGATTTTGTATGGGTTACTAGCGATGATGCTAACGCGATCCAAAATACGATAGTAGATGCTAAGGGCGATCTCATCGCAGCGACGGCAGCCGATACACCGGCTCGCCTTGCAGTCGGTACAAATGGACACGTCTTGACGGCAGACTCAACTCAGGCGACAGGCTTAAAATGGGCTGCGCCAGCAGCTACAGACATTTCTTGCCGCGTATATGCAGGTACCGCTACAAATTTATCGACAACCTTTGCCAGCATAGCTTTTAACACTGAAAATTTCGACACAGACACAATGCACGATAATGCAACAAATAATAGCCGCATAACAATTAAAACAGCAGGCAAATACCACGTA